CGTCTACCTCCAACTCAACTATGCCGAGCGGGTTGCGTGCATCGTGATACCAAAGCAAGGGCCGAGACTTCCCCTCTCTTGCGAGTGTCTGGTTGAAGGCTCCTTTCGCAATAACCTCGCCCAGGGCATCCGGTTTACCAAAGATGGCCGCATAGCCTTCGAAGGTCCCCTCCTCGGTTATCGCTTTAATCTCGAATGGAAATGTTTTCTCTTCCATAATTGCCTCCTACTTTTTTGATATTAAAATAGGTTTCTTTTTGCCTATTAAAATTATGTTATCGGGATTGCTTATCAAAAACAGCCCCCGCTCTTCTCTGGATACCTGAATGCCGGTAGCCATTGGGATAGGTGCTTCTTCTCCAACCGTGATGATGCCGGTGCCTGAGATCGCTCCTATTCCCTCGGCTGACTTT